TCGTCTACGGTTTGTTCCACCAAGACCTTGTGTATCTCTACCATAATAAGGTTTTACAGCATAACCTCTGATAGAATTAACATTAACGTTTGTTATGCTAACAGACTCCAAGGCTTCATCATCGTATTCCTGACCAGCAGAAACAATATCGTAACCTAAAGCAATAGCATCATCACCTGATTGGATGTAACCACCAACAACCTCAAAATCTCTACCGTGTGCAAGGTGTAAACCGTCTTGGAAAACAGCAGCACCGTTAAGTACTCTGATATTCTCAACTCTTACTCTCTGACCACTAATTTGGGTAGCCCAACTATCAACACCCGTTGTGTGAATAACAGTAATGTCTTTAAGTAAAAGATCACGAGCTTCATCAAACCTTACAATGTTAGCAGGACACTGGAACCCGTTAGCTGAAAACGTAAAACCGTGCCACTCCATGTTGTCGTAGTTACCGTAATATGTACTACCACCAACAAGCGATCTGTTACCGCGAATAAGACTATTTGTTAAGATACTGGTAGGAGCAGATCGCTTTCTAATCTGCGCACCATAACCACTGTAGATTACGTTAGGTTTAGGCTGTAAAGCGTCTACCATCCAGATACCCGCAGGCACAATCAGTTTAATTCTACCGAGTTCTGCATTGTTAAGACTAGATGCTTCGTCGAACAAATCTTGCAGATAAGTCGTAGCATTTTGTGATGGACCCGAGAATCTTGGGTCAGCAACCATAGTTCTTACACCATCGGAACTTACGGAGAAACCATCAGTACCGTGATCGAATCTCTTGTAATACATTAGGAATTCTCCGTGTTTGTTGTAGAAGTATCTTCTGGAGAGTTAGCTGAACCTGTACCGTTTGACATACCTTCTTCCATACCGTCACCTGAACGACTCTGATTGTCAGGAAGTAGTTCTTCCAAGTTTGCATCGTCAGGTAAAACATCCATGTTAAGAGAAGCAAGAATCTTATTAATAACTTCAAGGTTCTTAGGTAGATAACCAACAGCACCAATTCTTTGAATAGCTTTTGAGAAATTATCTAGATCAATATCTTCAACACCGTCGTACTCTACGATACAACGACGAGAGATATCCCAACCATTTAATTCGTAGATTTGTTTGATAAGGTCTTCGTTAATAACTTGAACGATACGCTTGAGCATACCTTCAATAAAAGCACCAGTAAGTGAACTCTTGATACTACCAAGAGCAAAAGAACCTGTTGCTGTGTTACCCATGAGCAAGATATCAGCAGACATACCAATGAAGATCATTGTTCTGTAATAATCTTTGACAGCATTAGTGTCGTAATTCTTCTTACCACCTTCGGTAGATAACAACTCTAACTTGAACAAAGGTTGTCTTGTCTCGGGGTCAACTTGAGAAGGTAGAATCACACCGGACTGAGTGTTATTTTGCAAGTTACGAATAATAGATTTCATCTGTTCGTAAATAGCTTTTTGCTCAGGTGAAGAATCTTCGCTCATGTACTGGGCTGGTACGTAGAGTACCGGAAGACCCTGGAGGTCTTTAGCTACACCAGCAGCTTCGATTTCTTCAATACTCGTGAGATATTTCCAAGGTAAATAAACATCTCTTAACGGTGACACACCGTAAGGGTTATTTCTATTTCTACCAATATTGAAAAGCATAAACTTCTCACGAGGAAGAACAACGGTCATTTTTGCACGTTTAGTAAATCTGTTGTAAGGATCGTGCAGTAAAGATAAATCTTGCTTTACACCAACCAAATTATTACCTGATTCATCATAGATAAACTTATCAATACTTTCTTGGTTACGCAACGCCAATTTACGAATACCGATAACATCGTCGTCAAAGTTACTCCCGTTTTTGTATTTACGTCTACGGTAGACCTTCTCTAACACAGAGAATCCGTAAGTTCCCATTGACATAATATCAACCATTACATCTTCAATCGGTGTTTCCATGTCGTGAAACATCGACTCCACAAGTTCTGCATTCTTCTTCTCTTTTTTAGTTGCATCTTTTGGAGGTACAAACCTGAGAGAAGCTTTCTGAATCATACTGTTGTAAAGAGTCAGAGCAGCGTTAATACTAGGATGATACGACATTTCCTTGAACGTAACCATACTATGTGGATGATTAAGTTCACGAGACAGTTCTTCCTGACTAACACCGTCGATCATCTTTTGACCGTTATAGCCGATTTCACCAAGGCTAAATCTCTCAGGCTTGTCTAACTGAATAGCTTTTTGTACGTGTTTCTGACTAGCAGCCATTGAGGTTGCACTCCTTATTGTAGATTATTGCGATAGTGTCTTGAATCGTAAAGTAAGAACATCGTCGGTTAATTCTTGGATTCTATTTGGTTGATGACCGAAAGATGAAGTTTGTGTAAAAGACGGAAGTGTGAACGATGGTAGGACTAATTCTTTGTTTAGGAGTAAGATGCAGTCGCTGCAAGTATCAGCAATATCATCCTTGTTTTTCTTCTCACCTGTAAATATCTCAAGTTCTTCAAAAAACTCTTTGTTCCATTCGGCTTTTACTATCTGCACAAAACCAGCTTGTGCAATACTTGAGAAAGGGGCAAACCTTGTTACTTTAGATTTTACAGGCTTTGTCAATCTACACATAAACCCCATCTCAGCTAACCTTCGTTGTAGCTCTTTAGCGTAAGCACCAGCAGCAGCAGCAGGGTCTTGAGGGATGCTAATAACAACACCTTGACCGTCGCTAATAGCAGTCTGAAAGATCAATTCTTCAACCTTGTGAACTCTGTCTCGCATAGAAACCATATCTTCTACAGTATAAACCTTAGATTTATCTTTAGACATTAGTAGTCCGCGAGTCCAGTCAGGATTCGGGTACTGTTCTGATGGTTTACTGAAAGCTAAGTCCCATGCTCTTACGCGCTGGGTAGCTCTACCGTTCGGATAATCAACCAGTTGACACCACTCACGCTTGAATAAACCAGACGCTTCAGGTCTTGCGTACCAGCTACCTAAAAGAAGTCTTTCCATTTCAACACGAGGTAAGGACTTGAGTTTAGATACATACGTTGGATCAGCCTTCATCAAAGGTGGGTTATCAAAGATTGTACCTGGGATAAACTTGAAAGAAAGAATACCACTTTCGTCACCGGAACCATAAACTTGCTCAAGTTCTTCTTTAGTATCACCCCAAACAACAGAACCACCTACTTGAATCATGTAGCGTGTTGGGTAAATTTCTTTACGAACAGGAATACCTCTATCGTCCAGTGCAAATTCTACCCAAAATCTCATGAAACTTTCATAATCAGGGTTTCCGGTAGCGAATACTTGCTTCTTGTAATCCACGCTGGTAGAACGAAGTCTTGATAATAGGTAGATTACGTTATCTTCACTTAATTGCTGAATTTCATCGACACAAATATTCGCTGCAATTCGTTAGATTGCAACCGCCATAAGGCTGCTTAATGTTTCCATTAAGATTAGACTATATCATACCCTCACTAAAGGGTCTTACCGTTTCGCTGCACTTGCAGCTACTCTCTTTCGAGATAGTCGTTAGGCTTTTATGCTTAAAGCAATTTAGCACGGCAGGTTATCTTTTCAGACTTTCCCCGTTTAGGTAAGTTATTCGATAAGTGTTTCCACTTAAAGGGACTCTTTTGTTAATCCGATAAATGTCAATTCAGCACCTTGAAAGTTATACTTGTCTGAAGCATTGTCAAGATAAGCAAACTTTAAGGTAGCACCCGAACTAAAGATAATTTCTAAGTCTCTGTTTCTGATTTTTAATTTAGGATCAACTTGTTTATACAAATTGATAGCTGAGTCAAATAAACCGCCAGGGTTTGACAGTTGCTTAGTTGTTTTTCTGAAGATTACACCGCGAGTTCTAGGGTGGTGGCAGAACTTTAGGAATGCGCCTAGCAGACAATGGCTCTTGCCCGCGCCGGCGGCCTTACTGTTATGTGCTTCGCTAAAGCACTCCCAAGTTTCCCTGGGTGTCGGACCATATCTTGCACCAGTTAAGGTACTCTACTGTTTCAGATTCGCTTGAACCTTACGAGATAAACTCTGGCCTCTACACACGCCTTTACGCTTGGCTCGGTATTGCCCTCGACACTAAACGTTAGGGTTTCACCGAATTAAGTAGATTTTTTAATGGAGGCGCAATTCACCACCATAGAATGTAATATCAGCAGTGCTGTTCAGGAACTGTTCCTGAGCCTTAGATGCTGGTGAAAATACGATGTTAGTTGTCAATCTTACCTTCCTCCGGTGCATTGATCACCGTCAGACTAAACGCAGGCTTATTCTCCTGCTGAACCTCAGTAGCTTCACTTTCAGGGTCTTCACCATCGTAAAGATCAAGCACGAGTCTGCGGTAGTTATCAAGAATAATCGTAGCAGCTTTAAGTTTGTTAGTATCAGCAGCTTCAACGTTCTTCATGATGTTAGTTGCTGCAACAATGCTGTCTGCTACATGCGGGCGAATCTTTCGCAGCACCATAAGCAGTTCACGCTCTTTAAGTTCACGCTTGGTAAATTTCTTTGCTTTTTCAGCAGCAGTTGGGCGACCAAGATTGTTACCCTTCCACTTTGCTCCACCTTCAAACGGCATAATGTTTCCTTTATATGTTATGTCAGCTTACCGTGTACTGAGATGCCCTACGTGGCAACGGCTAATAACGCCATAAGGTAGCATGGACGTTTAAGACTTGTGTAAACTACTTCAAGTTATTCGATATCGTTTTCATCTGTGATAAAAGTTTGAGTTTTACCACTTGGATTTTTCAACCTCCAGAAATCAATCTGAAGTTCTTCATCGTCAATCGAAAAATCATCAACGATACCGCTGCAATCAACGCAAGCGGACTTATCTACATGAAGTTTGGTGAGCCGAAAGCTACAACCGCAATGTTTACAGATCATCTATTCTTTCTCTTTTTTCAGGTTAGTGTTTAGCTGGTTACGGGTCCAGCGTTGTTGCAGATAGATTAAAAGGAGTAGAAAAATCCAGAGTAACAACCGATTATGTTACAATCTTTTCTACCAGAGATAACGCAAGCAGCATCTTGACGCTTAATATCAAGCCTTACAACAGCAGCAGTGATAGATGATTTATAACTACTAAATTATATATCATAATATCAAATAAGTCAAGTAAAATAACAGTTTTGTCTGTAATATCAAGCATTATAGGGTTAAAAACTGATATTACAAGCATTAAACCTGTCATTTCATTGCGTATTTAGGTATTTTCCTAGTATTTTTAAGCTAATAAGTAGTAATCTTCGCTTAAATCTCAATGCTGTAACGATATCTAGGCACTTTTTCTTACGATTTGTACCATTTTTCTTATAGCTTACAATGTGTGAAAAAGCATCAGTATCAGCAGCTTTAAGTTTAATACCACCTTGAACGTTATGCAAAGCATCCTTGAACTGACGATAATCTTTACGATTAATACAACCCACGTTACTTGCTTTATAGTTGCTGGTGTCTAGGTCTTTATGGTAAAGTACACAATCATCATCTAGAGAATTTTGTAGCATTTCCCATACGACAACAAGAGCTTTCTTCTTTACAGGTTTCTTGTCAAAGAAGCAAAAGTAACTAACGTTACCATCTTCTGAAGGTATCAACCTGCGATCAACAACCTTGGACTGACCGACTTGCTTTAATCTGTAGAAATAACCGTTACCATAATCGTAAGCTAGACCTTTGTAGTTGCTGCAGTAAAGTATGTAAGTATTATCCAAGATTATCCTTTCTGTTAGTTATTATTAATAGTATACCTTATCTGTCAATCTATAATTTTGCTTGACTTACTTGACAAGTAGTGCTATAATTTATGTGTAAGGCGTAAAAGTCTTGCACAAGGGTATTCTGGTATCCAGCGTGTCATGGAGTTGACACTTTGTAGGGCGTTCACCAAATCTCGCCTGATACACTCGTAAGAACAGATGGAGTGCGTATTCTCCGACAATCCCTACCGAACTATGCCCAGGGAGGCCACCGCGCCGAAGTTACTTGCCATATGCAGCAAGAAGAACACGAGCAACGAGGAAGTGCCAGGGTAGTCTCTAGGTTAAAAGGTCTTTGCTTTGGTATGTGAACGGGTGCACGGTGGTAGTCGTTCCCCTAGAGCTTAGATTGAATGAGACTCAGACACCTCGAAGGATGTCTTGCACAATGAGTGCAGGGTAAATCAAGCATCTTCTTTAAGCATCTGATAGCTATAGCTAATAGGACTAGCTGACGGGTTGGCATATCAACTCGGGCTGGTGCCTAAAAGCTATAGCTATCGTTGCCTAAAGGATGCATTTAATTCAGTTATAACTAACGTTATACTTATGTTTATATCTAAGTATATACTTACGCTTAACTTATGTTTAACAT